TCAAAAATATTTATCTATGCTTAGTATACAACATGACGGCTTGGGTTGATTTTGTTAAAAAAGTAGCAAAGCGTGATAAAATCTCGTATACCAAAGCACTATCTGTAGCAAGCGGCGAATATAAGACCACGAAGAGCGGTGTGTCTAAGGGCAGCAAATCTAAAACAAAACCAAAAGAATTAGACTTCACAACCAAAAAAGGAAGTGTTCGTGATGTAGACGGGAAACGCCAAAAGGGCAAGCGCGCATATTAATTTATTTTATTTATTATTATATTTAGATATAATATAATAATGTCTGCTCTAGATAAATTGAATCAGTTACAGGGAAGTTTTGATTCCCAAGCGGACGAAATATCCAACATGGTAAACGCGCGCAGCACCGCTTTTTCTAATGCTTGGCGGAGCAAAGCGAACGAGGCGATGAAATTGGCGGATGACGCAAAGGATCAGGCCGACGAGCTTCTTGCGACTGGGGTAATGGGGGCACAAGCAGCAAAAGGATTATATGATCGTGTAAAAACCGTTAGAGCGAATCGTGCCGCAATTAGAGCGGGGACAAAAAGTACTGATATAAAACCCGCAGCAGAAGACGACGATTTTGTTCGCAGCGAAGAAGGCGTGGGTGATGACGACCCGCTTTTTAGCGATCAAGGACTCGGGAAACGAGGTTCAGCAATCGTTAGTGATGATGAGCGCGAAAATCTTTCTTCTTTGAGTCGCACCGCCCGTGCGGCAGAAGAGCGAGCGGCGGCAAGCAGAGCGGCAGCAAGCGGAGCGGCAGCACCAGCAGAAGACGCAGCACCAGCAGAAGACGCAGCACCCGCCGAATCAGTATCATCATCTTCATCACAACTCGCCACAATTCCGGAGGAAGAAGAAGATGAAAGTGCTTCATCATCGCTTTTTGGTGATTCCGCTGGTGGTTTTACAGACGCATATAGAGGTGACCAGTTTAGACGAATGGGTTTTGGACAGCCGGGTAGTGGCGGCTGGCAACGGCAACCCGATGTATTAGAACGGCAAATGGGCAGCGGCGGTATAGATTCGAGGCCACCAGTCCAATCATCATTTTCCCAAGCAGAAGATGACCCACGAGCACCGGACGGCACCGGTAGTGCTCCCGCCAGCAAGACTTACCAGCCGCGAGCAGCAGAAGATGATGCTGGTGAAGGCGCAAGCGAAGCAGGGGCAAGCGAAGCGGGGGCAAGTCAAGCAGCGGCGGGGGAAGACGCAGCAGATATTGCCGACACAGCAGCGACGGCAACAGAAGGCGCGGAAGTCGGTTCATCAGTTGCCTTAGGAGCGGGGACAGAAACGGCGATTGGACTTGCTGGAGATGTTCTTGGGCCGGTTGGATTACTTGCGAGTATAGGGTTTGGTATTTTCGAAGCTATAGACACCGCGAACTCCAAGCCACACGACCCACCACCACAAGAGGCCGTCAGCACAGCAGTAAGTAGGCATTCTTTAGTTCTTCCAAGTGTTGATGGCGTTGTTGATACACCCGCGAGTATGTCGGCTTTTTAATATAATCAAAATATTTAGTAAATTAAAAAGATAATATTATGATATTTTTATCTTGTATAATATTATAATGTATAGGGCGACAGATGAAAATCAGGCATTCGTAGCATCAAAAACTGTGAGTATTAAGCCAGAATCACAGATTGATTATAAGCCCGGCGGCGAAATCCGTTGGCTAATCCCCCAGTATCTCGGTTTTGTAAACCCCGAGAAAACTTTTCTCAAGTTCGATTTTCAGCTTGCGGGAAACGGCAAGTTCTGTCCCAGTCCATCTGCGGGCATTCATTCGCTTATTCGTGATGTGGTTGTTAGGACTGGTGATGGCGGAACTACTTTAGAGTATTTACAGGATTATAATCAGCAGGTGGCGAATACTTGGGCGTATACCGGAAACGACAGCATTAACGACAAACGCAATATGTTTGAGGGCCGCTCTATCAACACCGATGGCGACAATCAGCTTTATTGGGCAGACCCACCAGCGCTCCCCCGCACAGCAAACCCCGCTGCTAAAAAACTAACGATGATGATTCCAGTACATAATTCCGGAATACTTAATGGTGATAAAATTGTTCCACTTGCCGCTATGGCCGGTGTTCGCTCACAGATGGTTTTGGATAGTGTTCGCAAAACACTCCAGTACTGGAGCGATCAAGGCGTGGGTTATTCCCAAGGTTATTTAAACACTACAACAAAAGCGGTTGGTGCTGATGCTGCTGCTGCTGGCGTGGCTGGGATATTTACCGTTCAACTCTCGGCGACATCACGGGTGGCGGGTGACGGCGAGGCGATGCCCGCAGCACAAGCAAAAAACATGGGGCTTTTTATTGGTGATATGCTTTATATTAGGGAAAACGGCGATGCTGGAAGCACCGGTGAACAACTTGGAGTGATTACTCAGTTCGCGCAGGCAAACGACGATGCTGGTGCTGCTTCGATTTTAGTCAGTTACAGACCCAACCGCGCAACTGGTGCTGGACTGGCTGGTTTTGTTCCGGCGGCGGGCGGTGGTGCGACTGGTTATACAACTCTTCTCTCAAGAGTGTATGTAGAGGCTGAAGATCGCATGGCAACTCAAACATACACCGATGCTGGTGTAACTACGCCCGGCATCGATTGGACTATCAGTAATTTAGAGATGATTACCGAAACTGTCCAGCCCCCAGCGGCTTATGTAAATGCTATGATGTCGCAGGTGGGAAGCGATAAAGGATTAAACTTTGATTATAAAACTTATACCACATACAAGAACAATATTATTGCTACAGCGGGAATGACTACAAGCAATATTAACGCAGAGCAAACAAGAGCATATTCTATTCTTTCTCGCCCGTGTTTAGCAGACCAAACTGCCGCTTTGCTAGACAATAGTTTTAGAGGGTTTCTCGACGGCGCACAAAATTATCAGTATGTAATGGGTGGACAGCTTGTTCCGGCAGGCCGTGATGTGAAACTTAATCGACTTTCACAGACACCAAGCAAACCCGATGCTCTAGCACTAATTGAACTAGAAAAGGCACTTACAAACTGCGGATATACCGTTCGTGATACTAGCAATCCCGGCGGCGTGAAGTTTTTAATTGGTAGAGGACTATCAAAATATGGACAGGTTGCTAATCTTGCGAATCAGGATTTAGCACTTCGGGTGGAGTATGGTGCTGGCGCAACATCTAAATTAATGGTTCATACAATCTGTGGTTTAAACCGACTTAACATATCTAAGAGTGGTAGTGTTGTTATTCGGTAAATTAAAATAATTAATTATTATATTATCTTTTAGTATATTATAATATGTCTAATATTGTTGCCGTAGAAAAAGTCGAAATAGATGCTCTTAACGCTCCAACTCAGCCATTTTCATTTCGTGGTGGTTTCCCAATTATTAATTTTGAGATTGCTTCACAGAACAAGTTTCTTGTGGGAAGTTCTGTTAGACTAAACGCAGATATTGCGATTAAACAGACTGGAACTGGAACTCTTGTAAATAACGGAGGCACTACCGGCGGTGCGCGAGCGGCTTCTAATGGTTGTTTTAATGGACGCATCGGTGCGAATGCTTGTATTAAGCAGATTACAATTAGTAATCAGGAAAACCAATCTTTAGAAGTTGTGCGCGAGTATCCCCGTTATTTAGCAAGTGTGCTTCCCACAACTCATTCCGCAGCAGACCTTGATACTGGAGTTGCCCAGCAGTCCGTTACTTCTTCTCGTTCTCTCGTATCAGCACAATCGCAGAATGAAGGATTTTCTGTTTCTATGCCCCTACGATGTGGGCTCCTCAGTGGAGGCAATCCCCTTCCACTTGGTATGAACGGCTTGCGTGGACTTCATATCCAGCTTGAGTTGTCTCCCGATGCTCAGGCACTATCAGGTTGGTATGATAATAACACCGCTTTAACCGCTGTAGCAAACCCCGTAGCATACGAACTCCGTAATGTAACTCTATCATACGACTTGCTTGTCCCCGACGAAGATGGGCAGGCACAGATGGGTAATGCTACAAGCGGTGAACTCACTTATAACTCTGTAAATCATACCTATTCTGTTCTAAACTCTAGCGACCAAGTTGTATCACTAAATCTCGCCGCAAGAAAGGTTTTAGCAGTACATCATAATTTCCTTCCCACAACATTTATTAACAATCAGGCGAGAGATGGTAATGCTACATCTTATCTTAGAAATGCTGGAACTGGTGGCTATACCGCAGTTGCTGACTTGACTGAAGTCGCTTTTACTCGTGGAGGTATTAACTTCCCCCGTGAGAATCCCATTCGTGACCGGACAGTTGAAACTGGCGACCGCCCACAGACAGAGATACTAACTACTTTTATTAATTCTATTAAGCCATATGAGAATATGAACCATTCACTAATGTCTTTGACCACTCAGTCCGGACTGGATACTCGCCCACAACTTATCGATGGTGTCGATATGCTTGCTCCCACTCTGCCGGATAAAGTAGAGGTATATGGATTGGGTGTTAGAACTGACTCATTTAAGGTTGGTATTGATTACTCTAGGACAAACTACGGGCTTCGGGTTAAATCAACACTTGATGGTAATTCGCCTATGTCGCTGTATACTTTTACTCTAGCAGAGAATGTATTAGCATATTCTCCACAAGGAATACAGGTTATAAATTAAATCACTATATTTAGAAATAATTAAATGATATTATGAAATTAAAATATTATTTAAGTATATAAGATGTCCGTACTTCCCGATGTATTAAAACTCAAACCGCTTCCTAGCGTAAGTTCTATGTCTATTCATACTGATATTCTAGACCCCGCAACTATTTCGAAAAACCACGCGAGGTTTGTCTTCGAACGCCGTGGTATATTAGATGTAAACTCATGTGTTCAGGTTGCCGCTGTTTGTGATGTGCCCGGCGCCGGCAGCGATACACAGCCTTATTTCCCTATGAAAACAGGGGTTCACGCTTTAGTTAAATCTGCCCTTCTCCGCTGTGGTTCTGTAGTTCTCGCACAGACAGACGAGTATGCGAGATATTTCACTATGAGAAACCAGTTTAAAACACAAGAGGAAAGGGTTGGGCGTGATTTTAACTCGCAGCTGATCGTAGATGGTTGTCAGCCGGATAATCAAGGCACGGGGAAATATCAGCCGGTGGGTTGTGAGTGGAGCATCGCCAACGCAGCGACTGGCGGCACTTTGCCTTTCCAAAAAATTACTGGAGATGAAAACACAACTCCAACCGGCACTATCAAACTATCTCAGTTATTCCCAACTCTAATGAAAAATCTTCAACTTCCGCTTTACCTAATGAACGAGCGTGTTGTCCTTGAACTTACTTTTAACAATCAGGGTGCCGCTGTTGGCGACGAAGGACTTGTTGGGATTTTCCCCCAAGGACACGCTGCTTCATATGCTATTTCTGTAGCGACCACTCAAGTAAAGTTTCTAGCAGATTATCTTACCTATGATGGTGACGATGGGCGTATGGAGGAAGTTGCTAAACTTGTTATGTCGCCACAGGGACTCACCATTCCGTATGACGATGTTGCGGTGACCACTACAACAGTTCCCGCTTCAGCAGTAAACCCACAACGCATTACTCGTGAAGTTGGTATGGTTGGTAAACAGGTTAAAAATATCACTTGGTGTGACCAAAAGCAGCAAAACAATACTCCCGTGAAAAGTACTCAGTTGGGGATATATGTATCGCGAGCATCTTGGCTTCCTAGTTCGTATAACCTTCGTGTGAACGATATGCGTGTTTTCAATCGTGATGTGGAGCGCGAAAGCAGACAGCAAGACGAACTGGCTGCTGTGATGGGTGTTCCTATTAATGTTGCGAACAGCGAGTATTCTTGGGATACTGCCGTATCAAAGGGTGTTGCTGGCGATGGTTCTTCCGCCGCTGGGGCATATGTAAATCCCCGCTGGAGCGCAAACACCGTAAATGGCTACGACGGCTCAACGGGAATCACGGCGGGCGATGGCGCTGGCGGGCGGTATGTGCGCGAAGGTATGTCTCATTACAACGGCGTTTCGCTTATCACCGACCCCAACCTACAGACTGGGACTATGGTAGGGCAGAAACCGATACAGATAGAGCGCAATATTGCTCGTATAAGCAACGGAAACGGCGGAGATGATAATGAGGCATTTTCAACGATATTTTGGACTCAGTATGGACGGGTTATGAACATTCATAACGGGGTAGTCAGTGTCGCTGGTTGATTTTTTCTGTTTGAAATAAAATTGAAATGCTTTTTTGGTAAAATATATATCGTACCAAACAAACTAACAACAACAACAAACTAACAATATGTCTTCCAATTTCCAAGCGCTCCGCCGTCAACTTGCCCGAAATCTGCGCCCGATTTACGAAGCCCGCATTCGTCAAGATGACGCAAACCAAATAATTCTCCGCCAAGCAGGAAAAATAATTAAAATGAAAAAAGAGATGGCGAAAATGAAGAAAGAAATGGAGGACTTGAAGTCCGTCGCCGTGAGTCTGTATGAACTACAACTGGTTCGGGATGAAATCCATCGCCGCCGTCTTGCTAGTCTTCATCGCTCTCCACTTCCAAATACTTCCCTTGTTTAAACCCGCCTTGATACAATAGAGTATCAAAGTTTTTATAAAACTTCGGGGGATTATCCGTGAGATCAATATACGACCAGTTATATTTTTCTCTGTGTGTTTGCGCCATCAAACTACGAAAGTTTTTATCGCCACCTAAACTATCAGCCAATTCCATCGACAATTTTTCCATTTCTTTTTGATTAGTAATATTTCCAAGTAGATAATGGCTTGCGTTATTGCGTGCTATAGGGGGCATGGACTTAAAGTTCTGTGAAGACATCATAAGTAATCCAATATTGTAATGTCTATAACGAGAGCATAACTTCCACACAGCAGAGGTTGCTTTAATTCCAATAAAGTCATCGCAAATGACCGCGCACATGGGCTGATCCTCCTTCTTCTTAAAACTTTCTTGATAGGCAATCAAATCTGTAATGATTTTATCATCATATCTGTCGTAACAAGAATGAGGATATTTTTCTTT